TTCTTTCTTAAACAAAGGCAGATTAATCAACGATCTCATTTGAGACTCATTCAATCTATGCCTATGTATCAAGTAGGACATCTCTTCTTTACATGTGGCATTAGGGTCTGGATAGATATCCCAAACACTAACAAACTCTACACGAGGGACCTTAGTGACGATGGGGGTATATACACGCTTCCCATCTTCATCCTTAGTCCACTTATGCAGGGTTTTTCTGTACGTAAAGGGACCCTTAATAACCCCAGTCCCCAGCATCACAGCCTCGAAAGCTGCCTTAGACAGGGCAGTAGAGGAGTTCGACTCTTCCAGTTGGTCCCTGATCAACTTATCCATCTTTTCACCAGCTAAATCTGCTGGACTTTTCTTGGGTATCTTAGGATCAGGAGAAGGTCCCGGGACTAATACAGCTTGTTCTAATGCCTCAGTACCCCTCTTAGGAAAAAGTTTATTCCAGAGTCCACTACCGTAAGTAGCACCTGGCTTAAGCTCCCTTCCATCCTCTGGGTGGCCAACATCAAATGGGTCTTCTGCCTGTGGCTCCTGCTGATCCGCAGCTTTTGCTTGCATCTCATCAGGTGTACCTACATGAGCTACTTCATCCACCCCCTCAGGGACCTTAGTCGGACCAACTTCGATGGGGAATCTTTCCCCACCAAGTATGATGTCAATTAAATGGCCATAGGCTGCTAAGACCTTGGTCTTCGTTATTTTTACAAAGACCCTAGACTTCTCACTCTTCCTAAACGCAACATTCTTTCCATAAATACCACGGAAATTGTTGTAAGAGTCTACCATCCGCTCTTCATGCACACGTCTGGCTTGGGAGGCGGTTGTAAATCTTTTTTGTACTATAGACATCAAAGTCTCTTCCTGAACTTTGTTCAAGTTGGCTTCCATGTCTACTTGGGGCGGTGCCCAATGATCTGCATTTTCCATCCTAGTATCCAAACGCTGAGTCAGCGGGTTCAAAATTTTCCATTTTAAATCTCATCATCCTAAGCATTGGGTCTTCAAGCCTCGGTCGGCTCATAACTAAGTACCGAAGTGCATCGTATGCGTGATCTTCTGCCTTAGTATCCACATCTTCCCTATTATTGGGGTCTGCTGGGATGCTAGTGATTTCTCGTATTAGGTTAACGCAAGTACTAAATACTTGTAACTTAGGTCTCCCAGTCTTTTGGTTTATCCGGAGCCTTTCATGTACCTGTATCTTTCCTGCGAGCCGGTTTTTATCGGCCCTTCTTAATTTATGTCCGGCCCTAACTAAACATTCACCAACTGTAGGGCCACTGGCACCAGTAATATTCCAAGATGCTCCATCGAGGACGCCAGTAATTGATTGGACTTCGCCCAATTCCATGTCGTGGATCTTATTTGATAGATCTTGTCCATCCAAACCTCGCTCATATAACTCTCTGTATATAATGATAGTGCCATCTTCAGGATCAATTGCTCCCCACAAGCAACAACTAGGGGCACGGTACCCGTAGTCTATCGCTTTGACACGCGTCCATGCATTCGGTATGTCCATTGGTGGAATAACATGCAAGGATGTGTCAAATTCTGGGAAGGCAGCGCCCTCATTGATGTCCCAGTCCCCGTCTAAAAGCCTACGTCTCTGGACTTCATCCAAAGATTCAAGCATACTCTGGTATTCTCCAGTAGATGCAAGGGATGGATTGTCAGAAAGCCTAGCAGGTATAAATTTTCTAGAGATTTTACCAGTGTGGTCCCAAAATGTGGAACCAGGTTCAGCCGGTTCTACAAATCTCTGCTTAACCCACGCATGACCAGGGCCACCAGGGTTAGTAGTTGCCCTCATGTAGGTCTTAATTCGTGGATTCGTAGTACGAAGACGTGATCGTAGGTAGTCCCAGGCAAAACTTGTGGGCATGTGAGTCAGCTCATCAAAGCCAATCCATGTATATGCCTGCCCTTGGTACTGGTATACGTCAGCATCCCGCTCACAATAGCCAAATTGTATCTTACAACCGCTCGGGAATACCCAAGTCTTCTTAGATTCATTGAATTTAGCGCCAGGATATGCCTTCGGGTACAGTTCTCTAGACTTATCTATTAGCTCAGTCAGCTCTGGCAGCGTCTTTCTTAGGATTAATGCTCTATGATCCTTCTCCTCCGCGTATCTGAGTGGGTCTATAAGCATCGCGTAGGATTTACCACCACCAGCTGCACCACCATAAAGCACTTCCTTCTCATCTGCGGCGAGGAAGTCTGTCTGTGGGCCTGGGTTTGGCCTAAAAATAATCCTAGATTCATCTTCAACTAGGAGCCTCTTTGTGTTTTCGGGCAAATAATCGAGGTCTACTTCAGAAACTATCGTAGATTTCTTTGCAGTGACCCCGAGATCCCCGTCTAATTTCTTCGTAACAGTAGTTACTTTGTTGAGGGAGGCTCTTTTTCTAGCTAATTTTTGCTCTAGTTGAGTGATTTCTTTTTTCTTTTCACGGACGGATCTTCTAGCAGCCATCTTAGCCTTGGTTTCCGAATGCCAATGCATCTTCTGGCCATGCTTAGCCCCGGCCTTCTTAGCCGGAGTTCCATCCTTTTTGAGAATAAAGGACCCATCAGGGTTGGTCTTGTAATTCTCCGGGTGAAGTTCCCAATCCGGCTTCTCCTGAGTCTCCGTTACCGTCGTCTCTTGATTTGTTAATTCTTTTTCGGAGTCCTTCATAGGATATTTTTACTCCAGTTTCAGCCTCTAACCAGACCACTGCCTTACGTAGGGACATCGCATTAGTCTCTACGTACTCAATAGCCTGGTTAAGGAGTTCTTTTTCTTTTTCAGTTGTGAATTTTACTTTATTCATCAGACGAATCCAGTGGCTTTTTATCCGGAAGAATAAATACTCCACCCTTAATCTCGCCCTCTACCTTAATCTCGGTAGCCTTAGGTCGAACGTAGTTCCTAATCTCAAGGGCTGCCTTAAGTTTATTTGCAGAATCAGGAACTGGAGTTTCAGACTCCATGATCTCTACCTGCTTAAGGTTCGCTTTGATTAGGTTTAGGGCTAAGATATTATCCGCGATATCCATAAGCTCTTCACGAAGGGCTAAGACAGCATTGTAGGGGTTGCTGTAACCAGCCCCCCTAGCAGCTGCTAATGGATCACCACCGTATTTAGTGACCACATTATCAAGGATATACTGTTGCATCTCAGTATAGTTCTTTTCGGATTTGCCTTTACTCGGGGTAAAGTTTCCTGACATTAGCTTGGTACCCGTTCGATTATAGTAAGGGTTGCTCCACCACTTGTGTAGCTAGAGAGTTTAAGTCTAACTGTCTTAGCTGGGAGATTTGCTAGAGATGCAAAGGATGCGGTCTTGCCAGTAAATGTAGTAGCTGCTATCCATGTCCCAGACTTTTGTACACTAACAAACTCAGAGGGCGGGCTTACACATGTCTCGACAGCCTGTGTTGTAGAACCTGTTATAACCCCATGAAGGAGGTATTTAAAATTATCTCCATGTTCATTTAGGTTTACTTCAATAGTGGGGCTTACTGCGCCATTACTGGCCACGGTTCCCACTATAATAGCTCCGGCTGTATCATCATCCACAGAGACAGTAGTAACTGTTTTGTAGTAGTACACAGTGCTAACTGTAGTATTATTCACACCAGTTACAGTTTCTGATTGGGCATTGCCATCCGCATCTGTACCAGTAATGGTGAAGGTACGTCCAGTCTCATCTGCTGCAGTGGTTATGGTTACTAATTGTGCAGCTGCTAGTGTGGCTACCCCACCAGAGGCGAGGGCCCCTGCAATTGTTAAATTTTGTGCGCCACCAGCTGCTGGTGTTTGAGAGGCACAGATTCCATCTGCGTCGTCACTTAGGGCTGCGATGGTAGCGGTATAAGTCTTGATTGTCATTTTATATCCTTATTCGTCGATTAGGAATACTTCATATTCTACTGATACCTTAGCAGTACCAGTTGTTACGGCCGCCATCCAGCCAATATCTGTTGGCCCCACATAAGGGCCCAACGGAATGTTTGCACCAGTTCGGTTAAACACCGTACCACCAGTAAGTCCTGAAACAATTGACTGAGTTCTCATGGCTCCAGTGTAAGAGGAACTGGTATCATCCGCATTAGATCTAGCAAAGAAAGTTGCATCTACTGTCTTTCCTGTTTCCACCCCAATTGAGGTGAGGAATACGTACCCAGTTT